ATTGCTTGAATGCCCACTTCATTTTCACCTCTTAAAATATGTTGCTAGTCAATAGTAACACGAAAAAATAGAATTTATAATACTATTTATTAAACCTATCTTTCTGTTTTCTTAGTATCGTCAATAACTCGATTTACGTAGTCGTCTATTGCTTGACTGTTAGGAGAAGGGTCAAACATTGCAACTCCCTTTGTCAATCCTAAGATATCATCTTGCGGCACCTTTAAAACCCGTTCAAAACTTTGCATTGGTAAAAGTCTTGGGTCAGGATTAAATGGGTGTTTAGCGACGTTTGCATATGAATAGTCATCACGATAATCTTTAGATGTAAAAACTAATTGACTTCTAGAAGTCTTATCTACTAAATTTCCTCCACCCATAACATCAGACTTAAGCGCTGGATTTGTCTCTAAGACTGTGTGAACGTAACTTAAAACGTCAGCTCTTGCACTGGCAAATGCTGCTGCTTGTATATCACGCAAAGCTTTGCCTGTATTAGCGCTAGGATTTCTTCTCTGCAGATTCTTTTCATGCTCCAAATAGCTCTTCATCATATAGTTTTCTAAAACTTCCTTTGAGAGGGAAGGAGGTGCTTTTTCAAACCCAGGTGTTAAGTAATTTTCACCTGGGTATTTTTTAAAAACTTTAACATATGACTCGCTAAGCTTGCTTTTATTTTTTTTCATATCTAACCCCGTGTAAAATAAATATTATTTACACAGAGTTTAAAAAAAAATATTTGTTAACTAAGCAGCTTTGATCAGACTATCCACACTTTGCCCAGCCGCAAGACTTGCAAGTTATACACCCTTCCTGATATATTAAAGAATCTTCAGAACCGCACTCTGGGCAGTCCTTGTCGCCACCAACCGTACCGTCTTCAATGTGCTTTTTAAGGCAGCGAGCAATTACCTTGCTAAAGCTAAAAATATCAGAGTCCTTATCTTTTTGCAACTGCTCCACAACAAACTGTATGGGAGCTCCGTGACGTAAAGCAAGCGAAATTGTCCTTGTAAAAGCAGAGTGATTTGGGTTATCAAAAACGGTAATGATATCTTTTATAATAATGGTATCTCCGTTTTTACCAATTATAAGGTCATATTTTGACGGCATAGATTTTCTTGGTCTTCTTCTAATTTGACCGTACTTATATTTTCTTGGGATCTCAACATATTCTGACAAGCCTCCAATAACCTCATAAGGCCTTCCGTCCATCATGCCTACAAGAATAGTCCACGCCTCGCCTTTAATATTTGCCTGATGAATCTCACAGTCAAGCACTTCAGGTCGCTTTGGTGCATGTTGATCTGAAAAACTATCACCTCTAGTTTCGCTAGAGTCTGAGGATACTAAAACCCCTGATCGACATCCGTCTCTATACACAGTCAAACCCTTACATCCGCTTTCCCAGCCGGCCATATAAACATTTTTAACTGTTTCCACATCTATATCAGAAGGTAGGTTTGTAGTATTACTAATTGCGTGACAAACCCATTTTTGTGCTGCGGCCTGCATCTTTACCTTATTAACCCAATTAATCTCATTTGCTGTTGCTGATGAATACGGGCTATGTGAAACTGCTTCTGCAGGATCATCTAGATTCCATTCGCATTCCGGATCTGTTGAATCCATCCACTCCTTAAACTTGTGATGATAAACTGTGAATTCTGTCCATTTATCACCACTATCATCTATAAAATCTACTGTCGCGTACTCATCATTAGGATTAATCTTTTTACGCCTAGTGTAGTGCAGCATAAATGCCGGTTCGATGCCGCTCGTTGTTTGTGTCAATACAGAAACAGATCCGGCTGGAGCTGTTGTTGTGTTTGCAATGTTTCTTCTTCCGTATTTTTTATAGTCTTCTCGGGCCCACTCATGAAACTCTCCAACAATTCTAGACACAAATGGATGATCTTTTTCTCTTTCATAATCATACACAGGAAAAGCACCGCGTTGTTTGGCTAAATTAACAGAGGCTTCATATGAATTAATAGCTAACCACTTATAAACCTCTTCAGTCACTTCAATTGACTTTTCAGAGCCATACTGTATGCCTAACATAGCTAACATGTCACCTAAGCCCGTAATACCTAGCCCGGTCCTTCTACCATTTAGTGCGGCCTGTCTGATATTGTGCCATAAGTTTCTTTCATAATATTTTACCTCATCAGCCTCAGGGTCGCTATCAATCTTGGCAATAATTTTATCTATCT